TATTAAAAATGTAAAAAATGCATTTCCAGATATGTGTGATGAAGACGAAATCTTGTTTCAAGCCAAAACCAAACGATATAGAAAAAACTTTGCTCAACGGCATCGCGATGTATTTGAACAACACGAAAAAGATGGCACACTAGACAAACTTCCAAAAGATAACATGTTTAATCCTCATGCAAAACCAGCTGTTGGCACATCTGCGTCAAATCCTGCTTCCATGCAAATTGTAATGCGACCACGAAATGCTTTTCATATGATGAAGGTTGAACTTCCAGAAAATGTAATTGGTGACATCAATGGTTTTGTTGATGATACATTAATTCCTAATGATAAAGATTTATCTAATTCTTTAGTTGGACAAATCAATCGCACCGATAAATCAAAACAATTAGAGTTTGACCATAAAGATGAAAGTGTTGGTCAGATGTTAGGTGGTTTAATTGAAAATCTGGGTAATGCGTATTTACAAAATGCTTTGGATGGTAATAGTCATTGGACAAAACTAAAAGATGATGAAGAATACAAAACAAGAATAAGTAGTATGTGGACAGTCCATAGTTATGCGGGAGATTACAACCCTTTACACGATCATGGCACTGAAACAGAAATAGGACTATCTTGTATTCTATATCTAAAAGTACCAGAACAAATTGCAGCACTCCCCAATCCCGCTGAAGATTATTTTTGTAAAGGATTAAATGGTGCAAGTGGTTGTTTCGATGGATTTACATATTTCTGTTGGGGTGCTCATGGTATGCGTGATGCAAATATGTTACGGCCAGTGACAGAAGAATATGTCAAACCAGAAGTTGGAACTATGTTGATATTTCCATCATGGTTAAGACATTCTGTCAATCCATTTTTTGGAGAAGGCGAACGCAGAACTTTATCTGCTAATCTTAATGTAGATAAAAAGAAGAAGGTTATTAAATGATTGATTACAAATATAATGAACTTGCTGTTTTAGATGAACTGAAACAGTACATTGACTCTACTTATGATGCACACTATAGTAAGGATAAGTTCCAAGCTACAGAATTCATCATTGATGGTGGTCATGGTGAAGGTTTCTGTATCGGCAACATACTCAAGTATGCACAACGCTATGGAAAAAAGAACGGTAAGAACAGAGCAGATTTATTGAAGGTAATTCATTATGGAATTATCGCCCTACATGTCAATGATATGGAATGCAATGTTAGTGACCAAAGAAAAAAATCAGTTCGTAAAATCATGGGCGATCTACCTAAATGATTTATCAACTTTTTATATTGACACAAAGACTTCTTTGTGTTATAATGTATCTTACATTAAACGTGAAAATTCTAGGAGAATTTAAATAATGAAATTAAGTAACCATACAACTTCTGTGTTGAAGAACTTTTCAACCATTAATCAAAATTTAGTGATTAAGGAAGGAAATACAATTACAACAATGTCTGCAATGAAGAATATTATTGCCAAGGCTGAAGTGGAAGAAACCTTTCCCCAACAAATCGCGATTTATGACTTAAATGAATTTCTAGGCGCTCTGTCTTTATTTTCAAGTCCTATCTTAGATTTTGATGACAGCTATGTTATGATTAGTGAAGAAACTAAACCTTCAACTAAAATGAAGTATTTTTATTCTGACCCTTCTGTTGTTACAACTCCAACTAAAATGATTACTATGCCTTCTAATGAAGTCAAGTTTACTATGAGCAATGATGACTTGTCTAAACTAAAGCGTGCAGCTGCAGCCATTGGCGCACCTGACATGGTTTTGGAAAAAGATAGTTCTGTTTCATCTCTTACTGTAAAAGATAAGAAGAATGATACTGCGAATAACTATTCACTTGATATTGATACTGACAGTGAAGGAGAGTTTAACTTCTACTTTAAAGTAGAAAACATGAAACTTCTTGATGGTACTTATGATGTAGAAATCTCAGCTAAGAATATTAGTCACTACAAAAATAACAATACTGATGTTGAATATTGGATTGCACTTGAACCCGAATCAACTTACAAAGCATAAGTTAGGGATATTACATAATGGAAACATATTTATGGGTGGAGAAATACCGCCCAGCTAGAATAAGTGATTGCGTTTTACCAGATGAATTAAAGTCTACATTTTCTGAGTTTGTTAAAGATAAACATATACCAAATCTAATATTATCAGGCGGGCCGGGCGTAGGTAAAACTACTGTCGCAAAGGCAATGCTTGAAGAAATTGGTGCGACCTATATGATGATTAACGGTTCAGAAGAATCTGGTATTGATGTCCTGAGAACAAAAATCAAGAACTTTGCTTCTACTGTATCCCTTGAAGGTGGAAGAAAGTATCTCATTATAGATGAGGCAGACTATCTAAATTCACAATCTACTCAACCCGCTTTGCGTGGTTTCATGGAAGAATTTCACAAGAACTGTGGATTCATTCTTACTTGTAACTACAAGGACAGATTAATACCACCACTACATTCTCGTTGTAGTGTTATTGAATTTCTTCTTCCTAACGAACAGAAACCTAAACTTGCAAACAATTTCTTTGCAAGAGTGCAAGAAATTCTGACTCAAGAAAAGGTAGAGTTTGAACCTAAACCTGTTGCAGAACTTATGAACAAGTTCTTCCCCGACTGGCGTAGAGTGTTGAATGAACTACAACGATACTCTGTATCTGGTAAGATTGATGCTGGTGTTCTGGTAAATCTATCTGAATCAAATATTAATGAACTGATGACATCTCTTAAAAACAAAGAGTTTACAAAGGTTCGTGAGTGGATTGTTCAGAGCTTAGACAATGATGCTGTGCGTGTTTATAGAAGTATCTACGATAGTCTATATGACCACTTAGATGCTAGTACTATTCCTCATGCGGTTGTTATCATTGCTGACTATCAATACAAGGCTGCTTTTGTTGCTGACCAAGAAATCAATCTACTTGCTTGCATGACAGAGTTGATGGGTCAGGTTAAGTTTAAATGATTAGAACTAAGCTTTCAACTAGGGAAATAACTTCTTTAGATACTTACAATTTAAAAAATGTGCCAAACGACAAGATAGCAGAACTGATTAAATCATCTGGCGATTTACAAGATCATAAAACAAATCTGAAATGTGATATGACTTCTTGGTCGTTTCATAAGGAAAATGAATTAATAGTAAAGCTAACTGATGTAATCACAGAAATAATAAATGAAGATACGAAACCCTTTAAACATGTATTGCTAGATTGCTGGGGTGCTGTTTATCGTAAAGGTGAACATGCTATACCACACTTTCATTTGCCCTGTTCACTGAGCTTTGTCTATTGTGTAAAAACACCGAAAGGAAGTAGTCCATTAGTTTTTGATAATGCGTTTGAATACGACAAAAAGAAAAAAAACTCTAAAAATAAACCTTTTTGTATACACCCTAAAGATGGGCAGCTGATAGTTTTTACATCAGATACTACTCATAGTGTTCCTAAAAGCACTATTGACGAAGAACGAATAGTCATTGCAGGCAATTACTTTTACTTGCCAGAAAGAGAATTTGCATTTACACCATCATTTACAGAAACATGGTCTGCATCAGCAAATGAATTATTAAGCGCAAGATTTGGAGGTAAAAAATGACATACGATTTAAAAGATTACCTCAAAGAAATCAATACAGATAAAACACCTCTGATGGATTCAGAAGATGAAATGTGGGAAAAGAAATATCCCCCATACATTGTAAATAAATGTCTGGCTCCATTTCTAGACACCATTCATCTTGTTAATGAAATGAATGTTAACTGCCACCTTGACCATAAACTTCAATTTGATTTTCTTCTAAATAGTCTAAGAGCAAGGAAAAGATTTACTCCTTGGCTGAAGGCGAGTAAAATAGACGATCTAGAGTATGTTAAAGAGTATTATGGTTATAATAATGAAAAGGCAAAGTCTGCTCTTAAAATACTTAATGATGAACAGATAAAGGCTATCAAAGATAGTTTGAATAAAGGTGGAAGAAATGGAAAGCATTAACTGGAAACAGGAGCATATGCTTGAAGTCGTACTGAAAGAACCAGACGATTTTTTAAAAGTACGAGAGACTCTATCTCGTATTGGCGTTGCTTCAAGAAAAGAAAAAATACTATATCAATCCTGTCATATCCTACACAAACAAGGTAAATACTTTATTGTACACTTTAAAGAATTGTTTGCATTGGACGGCAAAGAAACTAATTTATCAGAAAATGATATTGCAAGGCGTAACACAATCTCAAAGTTATTAGGAGATTGGGGATTGGTAGACATTAAGGGAGATTTAGAACCTATTGCTCCTCTTAGTCAAATTAAAATTATTTCATTCAAAGAAAAAGATGAATGGACTCTTGAAACTAAATACAATATAGGCAAAAAGAGAGAGAGTTAACTTGGAACAATTTAAGACATTTATTACAGAACAAGTAACAAGAAGTGAAATTCAAGTTGTTGTTCTGACAAAGGTTGATGCTGACAACAAAACTAATGTTAGTAATATGATTGACAAAGAATGTGCAAAAAGAAACATTACTTGTCATATTATTAACATTGAAGATGCTTGGGTTTCAAAAAATGACTTAGATAAAGGTACTTTGCACATATCAAACATTGATGGTGAAGATACCGAAGCTAAACTTGAACTTTCAAAAACCATTTGTTTTGTTCGTGCAGGAGCTCTAAAAGACGAAACCGGATTAGCAATATTATCTACATTCCAAAATGCCGGTGCATTTATGATAAACACTAGAGATAGTATGTTGACTTGTGATAACAAAATGTCTGCATATATTTCTTTTGAAAGAGATAATATTCCAACACCAAGAACTGCTCTTATTTCAAATGAAAAGGGATTGCTTGCCGCACACGAAAGACTAGGTGGTAATTTTCCTGCGATTATGAAAACAATTACAGGAACACAGGGTATTGGTGTTTCAATTGTTGAATCTGAAAAAAGTATGGTTTCTGTTGCACAATCACTTTGGAAGTTTGGCGCATCACTTTTGCTTCAAGAATTCTTAAAATTTGATTTTGATGTTCGTACAATAGTAATTGATGGTAAAGTTTTGGCATCAACCAAAAGAACTCAATCAAAGGAAGACTTTCGTTCTAATAGACACAGAGGTGCAACCACTGAAGGTTACAAACTATCAAAAGAAGAACATAAGATAGTTTTAAACGCAGCTCGTTCTGTTGGTGCTTACATGGTAGGTGTAGATCATGCGATAGTTGATGGTCAAATTTATGTCCTAGAATGTAATGGTAGCCCCGGCCTCGGTTCAAACTTTGGACTTTATGATATAACTAAAAGAGATGAAACCTATATTGGTAAGGTTAAATCAGAAAACATAATGAAAAGTTTGTTTGATTATATTACCCAAGATAACCACAGAAGACACTCATTTATAAAAGAATCTGGTTACGCTGAAAGAATTGATGTTCATGGGTACGGCCCAATTAGAGGAAAATTTGATACAGGAAATGGAACTAATGCGTCTATGTTTGTTGTAGACAAAATTGATGTTTCTGGTAAAAGTGTTAGATGGGAAAAAGACGGCAAGAAGTTTACAAGTAAATTACAAGGTATGTCTTACCCAGAACATGTTGATAAAATTGATGAAAGACCAATTGTCTTTGTTAATATTACTTTCAACAATAAATTATATAAGGAAGTTCCAATAGGATTGACAACAAAAGATTCTAAAAGTACCTTTCTTATTAATAGGGAGTTATTGACTAGATTTAAAGTTAATATAAATCCCAATAGGAAGTTTGTTTTGTCTGATTGGATTGACCGATACGATAAAAACGACAAAGATACAAATACTATTTAATTAAGGAAAAAAAATGAAGCGAATGATAATTGATGTACTAAGAAAAAAATACGAATACGAAATAGCTGTTAGTAAAACCAATATTGAACTTTATAAAGATGGCAATGCTCCTGTCGGTATGAGTAGTAATGTAGTAGATGCTGTTCATAGGGAAATAATTAATCTTGCAGTTGCAAGAGATCATCTTGAAACTTTAGACAAAGAGTTTCCCATAGTACCAAAAACTCAAACTCTTGGTGAAACATATAACGATCAAATAAAGTCTTGACATTTACCCCAAATGGTGTTAT